CATTAGTAGACATCACATTACCTAACGTATCACATACCATAACTACTGCTAAACATCAGACTGTTATCAATGAGAGAATCATAGGCTTACATGCCATAGATGGCTCTTGCTCTAACCAAGTCCACGTTGGTGCAATAGATAGATACTGTACTAATGGTCAAATATCAGGAGAGTATGATACAGTACGTAAGAAGAATACATCAGGCTTTAATATAGAAACTTTTATATGGGAACTAAAAAACTCCAAGAGTACCTTTGATGCTAGACAAAAATATCTACAGTCAATGGCTGATACACCTCTTAACGTAGATGGTAAGACTTTACTTGAGAAGATAATCAAGTCAGAGAAGCTATCTAAAAAGATGTATGAATTAACCTGTGTAGAAATATCTAAGCGAGGTAAGAATGTGTTCGCTTTATACTCTGCCTTCACAAACTATGCATCTTATGCAGATGAGAGAAATGGTTTTACCCTACGAAATACAGGCAAGGATACTGTTGCACAATCCATGTGGGCAAGAGAGCAAAAGGTATCACAATGGGTATCATCACCTGAGTTCAAGTCGTTGATGGCAGCCTAAGATGAAGTTATTAAACTTAATAGATAAGTATTATTTATCCTTTGATTTCAAGAACTTACGTCAAGAAACTAAGGTACAATATCAATACTTTTTAAATGTCTTATCTGATACAAAAATTGATAATGCACAAAATTTAGGCAGTATCAAGATTTCTGATATCACTACTAAGATGGCAAAGGTATCATATGAGATGTGGTGTGAGAGAGGTATACACTTAGCTAATCATGTGATGTCTGTGTCAAGGGTTGTATATAATTTTGCTATACACATGGAGCATTATCATATCAATCCTTTCACGAGCATCAAGAGAAAGACACCTGTAGCAAGAAAGGTGGTGTGGACAAAGGCTAATGTCTGCACCTTCCTTGACTATGCCTATCAAGACTTTCATACAAGAAACATAGGCTTGATTGCACAGATGGCATACGAGTGGTGTCAAAGGCTAGGAGATATGCGAGTAATAAAATGGGAGAACCTAGAGTTGGATAAAAATAAAATGCACATAGAACAATCTAAACGTAGGGCAGAAGTGTTTCTACCTATATCAGATTCACTATGCGAGATGCTTACTCAACAGAAAGAAGACTATGGGTTTCAACAATATGTAGCACCCTATACAAAGCCTTCTAAGGGGGTGTACAAGCCTTATTCTAAACATAGGCTACCAAAACTAGCTAGAGACATAATGAATGGTGCAGGACTTCCTGTGGAGTTACGTCTGTCTGATCTAAGAAGAACAGGTACAACAGAGATGGTTGATGCAGGTGTTTCTATGGGTAATATTATGGCAGTCACAGGTCATACTAATCCTCAGAGTGTCAAGCCTTACATGAAGAATACACTAGCTAGTGCTAATCTTGCATTAAATTTAAGAAAAAGTTTGACGGATGTTTAAATCCATGCTACAAGACATTGTCATTGCCCAGAGGTACATACTATGAACGACATACGAGAATACATAAAAGACTTAGATATATCTAATGGAGAGACACGCAGATTAAACTGCCCATCTTGTAATGGTTATAAAACATTTACTGTAACAAACAATATGGGTAGTATACTGTGGAACTGTTACAAAGTAACGTGTGATATAAGTGGTAACAGTAAAGTCCGTCTATCTGTAGATGATATTAAAAAGACTAGCATACAACAAGCCAAAGTAGATTTTGTATTACCTGACTATGTTGTACCTCACAGATATAGAAGAGAGGTCATGGACTTCTGTGAACTATGGGATTTAGATATTGACACACTTGACTTATACTATGACGTAAAAGAAAAACGTGTTGTATTCCCTGTCACACATAATGGTACTATCCTAGATGCTGTGGGCAGGTCTGTCACCAACCGATTACCTAAATGGAAAAGATATGGAAAAAGTGACTTGCCTTTTGTATATGGTTGTGGTAGTGTCGCAGTTGTTGTTGAGGATTGTGTCAGTGCTTCAGTTGTAGGTAGTGGTGCATATGTTGGGGTAGCTGTGTTAGGTACATCATTATCTGAAGCTCATAAAGAGTATATGACACGATTCTCAACAGCTATTATAGCACTAGACCCTGATGCATTACCTAAGACACTATCTTTTGCTAAAGAGTTAAAAGCATACGTAAAGAATGTTTATGTACTGAAGTTAACAGATGATTTGAAATATAAGAATGAAGTAGATATAATAAATTTAATGAACCTAACCCCAAAGGAGATATAATATGGAACTAGCACTATTAAGAAGTTTAATGGATAAAGAATTTTATTCAGAACACAGAGGAGCAAAATGTCCTGACAGACTATTCAGCAAGGATGCTCGTAAAATAAAGAACGCAATAGATTCAGCAATGGACAGGTATGAGAGGTCACTAACACCTGATGAGATTGAAGCATTGTTTATGTCTAACAATCCTACACTAACTACTGCACAGAAACAGGCATACTCTTCCTTGTTTGCTCAAGTAAAGAAAGAGACACCCCTAGGTGGTGATGTCGCACAAGAAGTGTTGTCAAAGCTATTTCAACAGGTAGTAGGAGAAGACGTTGCTAACTTAGGCTTTGAGTATGTTAATGGAACACAAACAAGCCTTGAGCCTTTGAGACGTTTAATTGAGCAACATAATGATGACTTCACACCTGACTTGAATGTAGAGTGGGATGACATATCTATAGAGACACTACTAGCTAAGAATGATTTAGAAGCTAGATGGCATTTCAATATACCTTGTATCACTAGACAGATTAGTGGAGTTAATGCAGGACACTTGATTGAGATTGGTGCTAGACCTAATACAGGTAAGACATCTTTCCATGCGAGTATGATTGCAGGACCAGATGGTTTGGCACATCAGGGTGCTAATTGTATTGTCTTGTGTAATGAAGAGGGGTATCACAGAGTTGGTGCTAGATACTTAACTGCTTGTACAGGAATGACTATGCAGGAAGTTAAGGCAAACCCTAGTAAAGCTAGAGATGCATATGCACCTATCAGAGATAAAGTAAAAATAAAAGATGCTTCTGATCGTGACATGGCATGGGTAGAGAGTGTATGTAAAACATATAAACCTGATGTCCTTGTACTTGATATGGGAGATAAGTTTTCTAGATCAGGTGGTTTTTCAAGACCTGATGAAGCACTTAAAGCTAATGCTATCCATGCTCGTATGATTGCCAAGCAACATGAGTGTGCAGTCTTTTATATGTCTCAGTTAAATGCTGAAGCAGAGGGTAAGGTTATACTTAACCAAGCTATGATGGAAGGTAGTCGTACAGGAAAAGCAGCGGAAGCTGATCTAATGATATTGATTGCTAAGAATCCTCCTAAACAGGAGACTCCTGAAGAAGAAGAAGATTTACAAAGACATTTAAATGTGGTAAAGAATAAACTAACAGGGTGGCATGGTTCTAGAATATGTACACTCAACTATAAAATAGGAAGGTATGAATTATGACCAAGTACTTAACATGCATCAAGTGTGATATAGAGCAACCTGTGACACAGTTTATTGCAATGAAGTCAGGCGAGATAAAAAGAACCTGTAAGTCATGTAAGAATGGACACAAGGCTATAATTAAAAAGTTAAGGAGTGAGAACGAATATCCTAAAGAAGATTACTGCTGTCCTATATGCGAAAGAGACATAGAAGAAATAGCTAAGTATGGTCAGATTAGAATGAAGAATTGGGTATTAGACCATTGCCATGAAACCAATACGTTTAGAGGTTGGATATGTCATCATTGTAATACTGGACTTGGAGCATTTGCTGATGAGACAAGAAGATTGGCAAATTCTACAAGATATTTAGATGAACACAGAGCTAAGATGGAGAAGACAGAAGGTATGTACACTAAGAAAGATATACCTGATCTCATGCAAGAGTTGCACAAAGAAGTTATTCTTGCTAAAGAATGTGACATAAGAAATTATCATAAACTACAATACTCTAATTCATCTCAAAGAGAAGTAAACAGACTTAAAAAGTTAATAAAACTAATTGAAGCAGGTCTTGATATAGAAGACTATGAGAGTGGTACAGTTTTAATTAATGGTAAGTTTGTAGTAACATTATTAAATGATAATTGGAGAAACCTATACAAAAACAAATGGTATAGACACAAAGCTGACGTACAACATTTTATAGACAACTATATATTGAAGGAGTATAAACAATGAAACTAACACTCGATGTAGAAAATACAGTAACTAAGAGAGGTGGCAAGATGCACCTTGATCCTTTTGAGCCTACTAATAAATTAGTTATGGTGGGTTGTCTGACAGACACAGGTAAGGAATATCTATTCAGAGATAACTTTGATGGAGTACAAGAACTACTAGATCAAGCTACAATACTCATTGGTCACAATATATCTTACGACTTAATGTGGTTGTGGGAATGTGGTTTTAAGTATGAAGGTAGTGTGTTTGACACTATGTTAGCAGAGTACGTGCTACAGAGAGGTATAAAGAAACCTCTGTCACTAGAAGCATGTGCAGAAAGATATGACTTAGATACAAAGAAGCAGGATACACTGAAGGAATACTTTAAGAAAGATATGGGAGTTGATGAGATACCTCCTGAAGAATTGTCTGAGTATCTTTCAGCAGACTTACATGCTACACAGCAACTATCTGATGAACTGTATAGAAAGCTAAATACAATAGAGTATAGTGGTCTAATGGAAACAGTAGTACTAAGTAATAGTGTATCTATAGTTTTAGCTAAGATATACTCAAGAGGGTTTGCTGTTAATCTAAGTAAGCTAGAAGAAGTTCGTTCTGAGTTTGAGAAAGAAAAGATTGAGACAGAGAAGAGACTGCGTTTACAAGTGTCTAATCTAATGGGTGACACATCTATTAATTTGAATAGTCCTGAGCAAATGTCTTGGGTTATATATAGTCGTAAACCTAAAGAAAAAACAACATGGTTGAATCACTTTCATCCTTATATGAATAAGGCAGACTTAGTACGTAACATAAATACACATTCAGATATAGTATATAAAACTACAGCAGTTAGATGCTCTCATTGTTACGGAACAGGTAGACTTAGAAAGATAAAGAAAGATGGCACACCCTATATTAATCAACCTAAGTGTGATAAGTGTGAGGGTAGTGGTTATATATTTAAACCGTCTAGTAATGTAGCAGGATTTAAGTTTAATCCACCAACTGCTAAGTGGGTTACTGCCAACGGTTTTAGTGTTAATAAAAATATGTTAGCTATACTACAAAGATCAGCTAGGAATACAAATAGACAGGATGCTTATAACTTCTTAACTGATCTACAAAGGGTATCAGCACTAGATACATACTTGTCCTCTTTTGTGGAAGGCATAAATATATATGTAAAACCTGATAAGAAATTACATGTTAGGTTACTACAACACAGAACCTCTACAGGTAGATTTAGTGGTGCTGATCCTAATATGCAGAATATGCCTAGAGGTGGTACATTCCCTGTTAAGAGAGTGTTTGTATCAAGATGGAATGGGGGAAAGATACTAGAAGCAGACTTTGCTCAACTAGAGTTTAGGGCAGCAGCTTTCCTATCACAAGACAAAACAGCAATGAAGGAGATTGAAGATGGATTTGATGTACATGCGTACACTGCTTCTGTTATTACAGAATCAGGTCAGAAGACTAGCAGGCAAGAAGCAAAAGCTCATACCTTTGCACCCCTCTATGGAGCA